ATCGTCATCACTGAGGGCGAGCTTGACGCTGTAGCGGCTAACCAGATGTTCGGCGGTAAGGTGCCGGTTGTGTCCCTCAAGGGCGGCGCGACGGCGGCAGGGAAAGACCTCAAAGAGTCGTTCCAGTTCTTGGACGGGTTCGATGAGATCGTCCTATGCTTTGACGCAGACGACGCAGGCAAGGCGGCCATCGACAAGGCGGCAGACGTCTTCGCCGGTAAGCTCCGCGTTATGCGCCTAGATCCACGCACGGGCAAGGACGCTTGCGACTACCTCAAGGCTGGTGAGTCCAAGACCTTCAGCGATCTTTATTGGTCGGCCTCTCAGTACACGCCGCAGGGTGTGCTATCTAGCGCCGAGCTGTGGGAGAAGCTGAACACGCCACGCCCTGACGCGCTTGGCCGCTACCCATGGGGGCCGCTCAACGAGCTAACCTTCGGCTTCCGTCCCACCGAGTTGGTGACGATCTGTGCAGGCTCCGGCTTGGGCAAGTCGAGCATCCTTCGGGAAATCGTGATGCATATTAAACGCACCACGGATCACCGCATCGGGTGTCTCTTCATGGAGGAGGCCGTCGAGCGCACCGCTGAGGGCTTCATGAGCGTCGATCTGAGTACACCGGTACACTTGCCTACCTCCCGCGTTAAACGTGGCACAGAGGACTACAAGGAGAGCTTCGACCGCGTGTTTGGTGACGAACAGTTGATGATCATGGACGCATCGTTTGACACGGGCGCGACTGTTGACCAAGTGGTGAGCCGTGTACGCTTCATGGCGAAGGCGCTGGACTGCAAGGTTATCATCCTCGACCACATCTCGATCCTCGTATCTGGTGGTCAGTATGGTGACGAACGCAAGGCGCTCGATGAGATCATGACCAAGTTGCGTACACTCACGCAGGACACCGGCATTGTGCTGTTCGCCGTGTCACACCTTAAAAGGCCAGAAGGTAAGGGCCACGAAGACGGAGCGGCGACCTCAATCGCACAGCTTCGCGGGTCTGCTTCTATCGCTCAGCTATCGGACTTCGTTATTGGTCTGGAGCGTAACGGACAGGCAGAAGATGAAACAGAGCGAAACACGACGCACATCCGAGTGCTGAAGAATCGCTTTAGCGGTATCACCGGCCCAGCGGGCCACCTACTATATGACGCGGAGACCGGTCGTCTCCACGAGCATGAACCTATACAAGCTGAAGAGGAGGCTTTATGAAGTTTAAACCATTTACCGACCCCGACCACTTCGACGTTGTAGGCGAGAGCCTGATCACAGCGATCGTTTTGTTTTCTTTCTTTATCGTTATGGAGGTTATCTGATGACATACAAGCAATTACTCTCGATGCTGTCTGAGCTACCAGATTCGTATTTGGATCAAGACGTATGCTACCAAGCCTTCGAGGAAAAGTTTTACGTTAATGCGCTTCGTCTGTCCTTGTTCTCTTACGACTACTTGGTGGATGATCCGAGCATACCGGAGCAAGGCGCTTTACTACTCAGTTACGATTAAGGAGAACATAATGCACGGCAATTCAATAAGCGCGTATAACGCGATGGTGAGCAAGATTTCAGGAAAGCGCCGCGAGGTGCTGGATGTCATCATCCGCGAGGGTAACTTGACACGGCAAGAAATTGGTGAGATTATGGGTAAGCCCATCAACGAGATCACTGGCCGAGTCAAGGAGCTGCTTGAAATGGGTGCCATCGACGAGGTAGGCGTAGACACTTCAAGCGGGCGTCCACGCGCAGTGCTTGGTTTGTCCTACGAGACCGCACAACTGGACTTGCAACTATGAAGAAACAACTAACTGGAGAGGGCGGCAAGGGTTCTAGCCAGCGTCAGACGGACAAGAAGAAGTTCGACGACAACTGGGACAGGATCTTTGGTGCCAAGAAGGACAAGGAGAAATCCAATGTCAAAAATGGGTAGCTACGTGCTAGATAGTATGATCGAGGAGGATCAGAAATATGCGAGCAGTGTTGGACATAGAGACAGACCTTTCGTGGAAGACTATCAAGGTAGTCGGTATCTACGACGAACGCGGCGAAAGTATCGCGGTGTTTTCGGCGGAGGAGCTAAACGCAACTCTGTCACGTCTTGGGACGACTTCCTTGATTATGCACAACGGGGTAGCGTTCGATCTACCGCGACTGTATGAGATTTGGGGCTGGGAGCCTCGCGGCTTGGAGATCATCGACACTCTGCTCCTTGGTCGTCTATACGATCCTAGCATTGACGGCGGGCACTCTCTCAAGCAGTGGGCCTTACGCGCCGGTCAACGACTTAAGGAGGATTTCGATCCAGCCGACTTTGATGGTCCAGTCACACAGAAGATGGTAGATTACTGTCTGGCTGACTGCGCGGCCACATACGATGTTTATCTCTACATCGACAAGCTGTTAGCCGACGACGGCTTCAGCGATTACAGCCGAGAGCTTGAGCATAAGGTGGCAGAGATCACCGCAGTGCAAGAGCGTAACGGCTTCATGCTGGACTTTGACAAGGCCTGCACACTGTACAACGACCACGACGCTCGCATGTCCGCGATCAGTGACGAGCTTCAAGCGATCTTCCCGCCCATTGTGGAGGAGCGTTGGTCAGAGAAAACAGGCAAGCAACTCAAAGACAAGGTGACCGTTTTCAACGTCGGTTCACGCCAGCAAGTAGCGGAGCGGTTAGCCGCCAAGGGTGCCAAGTGGAGCGAGCTTACACCAACAGGTAAGCCCGTCGTCAACGAGAAGACACTCGCGGCTAACGCTCAGGTGCCAGAAGCATCAAAGGTCTTGGAGTACATGACATTGCAGAAGCGTGTCGGGATGCTCAAGAGTTGGATAGACGCCGTCAAGGATGACGGTAGAATCCACGGGCGGGTCAATACGTGCGGAGCGGTAACTGGCCGTATGACACACTCATCGCCCAACATGGCCCAGATACCCAGCGAGTCGGAGTATCGGTCATGCTTTACGGTGCCAGAGGGCTACAAGCTCGTTGGCATCGACGCCAGCGGCCTAGAGCTACGCATGCTGGCACACTACATGAAGGATGAAGCCTACACGGACCTAATCCTTCACGGCGACATCCACACCTACAACCAAGAGGCCGCCGGTCTGCCGTCACGTAACGACGCCAAGACCTTCATCTATGCCTTCCTGTACGGTGCGGGGGATGCCAAGATCGGAAGCATCGTAGGTGGCTCGGCCGCCGAGGGCGCAAAGCTCAAGGACAAGTTCCTGAAGGCTCTCCCCTCACTGCGAGCGCTTCTACTCAAAGTTCAGCGCATAGCATCCACGGGCACAGTTCCGGCGCTGGACGGCAGACGGGTTAGGGTACGCTCAGAGCATGCCGCTCTAAACTCCCTGCTCCAGTCTGCGGGTGCCTTGGTAATGAAACGTGCCTTGACCATCGCTGTAGACAAGCTGGCCGCTTACGGCTATCCCTACAAGCTGGTGGCTCAGGTTCACGATGAGTTCCAAGTCGAAGTACCGGAGGAGTACGCCGAGCGCGTCGGTGTCGTCTTCCGTAACGCAATACGCCAAGCTGGTCGCGACTTTGAGATGCGGTGTCCTCTCGACGGCGAATACCAGATTGGTGACTCGTGGGCTGAAACCCATTGACACCACTACCTAACCGGCCTACTATGTTTGTGGGCACTAACAAAGCCCGATCTATCGGATAACTTTTAAGGATATACTTATGTTGAATAACGAATCAGTAACCATCAAAGCAACTGTTGCATTCCCTAACCTTGAGCGTGAAGACGCGATGGCAGGTAAGTACACAGTACAGCTTGCTAACCTGTCTGACGCGGCTGTCGAGAAGCTCGAAGAGCTAGGCATCAAGGTTAGCTACAAGGACGGCGACAAGTACGAGCGTGGTAACTACATCGTATGCAAGTCGAAGTTCCCCATCATCCCTAAGGATGTCGACGGTAACAGCTTCGAAGGTATGACAGAGCGTGTTGGTTATGGCTCTATCGTCCGCGCAGCTATCAAGCCAGTCGAGTGGAAGATGGGTGGACGTTCAGGCGTCTCAGCGCGCGTCCAGTTCATGGTCGTTGACCGACTGGTTGAGCCAGAGACATCTTCTGGTGGCGCTTCACTCGACGACGCGCTCTAATGAACCGGCCCGACACTTGGGGCATTGATGGTGACATCATTGTCTACTCGGTCGGGTTCGCCGCAGAGGATGATCCTGTGGCCTTTGCCCTACACTCTGTAAAGGTAATGGTGCAGGACATCCTCGACTCATGTGGTGCCAAGAAAGGCATCCTCTACCTCACCGGAGACGGTAACTACCGTACCGAAGAAGCCCACCCTGACTATCCTTATAAAGGCAATCGCAAAGATGCTAAGAAGCCCCGACACCTCGGGGCTATAAGGGATTACATGGTGGAACACCTAGACGCGGTAGTCGCTGAAGGTGAGGAAGCGGATGACCTACTAGGCATTGCGGCAACCCAACACGGCCACGGAATCGCCACGCTAGACAAAGACCTTAACGGTGTAGCTGGCGCACACTATAACTGGAGAAAGAAGGAGGTATACTACGTGAGTCCTGAAAGCGCTGATACGTTTTTCTATAAGCAGATGCTAACAGGGGACGCTACGGACAACATTCCGGGGCTCTTCAAGATGGTAGGCGTCAAGGCTACGAAGAAGGTGATAGAGCCGCTCCACGAGTTGGAGACGCCAGAGGAGATGTTCGCTTATGTACGCGACGTGTACCTCGAAGGGTATGACAAGGTGGGCATGTGCCCCGACGAGCGCGAGGTGGTTGTAGACAACTGGCTCAAGCACATCGGTAGATGCCTTTGGATTCGACGCGAAGCAGGAGAGATGTGGGATGGCCCAACGAGTACCACGGACTAGGGCTGGCAACACATGGACTGAAGCGCGGTACTGGTCGTTTATACGATCCGCACTGCGTTCTGCCT